ATTGAGTACAATCCGGAGCTTCCTATCGTAAAGGAGTTCATTACCGGTTCGGTTGACAAGAGACTGAATCCTACTCCTCAGGAAACTGTACTTATTCAGTGTGTGTTTAAGAACATATCGAGAGTAAACCTTGCTCAGCTTACTCGTCATCGTGGTTGGTTGTTCCAGGTTGAATCTCAGATGCCTCAGCATGTTGAGCACAATGTCATTCTTCCTTTGAATATCGTTCAGTCTGAGTTTTATGAAAGAGCTGTAAAGCTTATCGAAGAATCCCAGAAACTGTATAATGATATGACCAAAGGAAACGATGATGGCAAGGACCATACAGTCATCCCTTATCAGGACGCACGCTACTTGCTGATGCATGGTCAGACATGTGATGCTTCTTGTTCTTTCACTCTTCCTCAGCTTGTGAATGTATGTGGTCAGAGGCTGGAAAACAATACAGCTGATGAAATCAACTATGCATTCAGACTTCTGCTTAAGGAGCTCAAAAAGGCAATTGCTCTTGATGATGAAATGGACGAGCTTGATAAGCTGGTTTATACCAAGAATCTTGAGAGATGTGATTGTTTTGGTGCAGCAGCTAAGAAGTGCTTTACATGTGATGATGTGTTTGGCAACTCTTTCAAGAGATTCTGTGATGGCAATGAGCATGTAACTCATGCAACTGAAAACTGTAAGTTTGATTACAGCAAATCTGCTTGGTATGCAGAGCTTAAGCGAATCTACAAAGAGGAACCGGAACTTCTGCTTCCTGGTGAGGTTGCAATGATTGAGAGCTGGGAGGACTAATATATGTGGGTGATTTTCGAAGGGCTTGATAAGGCTGGTAAAACAACTTTGGAATGGGAGTTTCTGAAAGCAACAAACTTCAAGCATGTTGTGATTGACAGAGGCCCTGTTGGTTACATGACCTTTGATAAGATTCTTGGTCGTGAAACAAAGCTTGGCAATCAGGAGTTTATCCACCAGGCACGAAAGATTATGAAGTCTAATGACTTTATGGTTGTGTATTGTACAGTGGAAAAGGAAACTGCCGAGGAACGTCTTACACTTCATGGTGAGACTTGTCCTTATGATTATGCTAAAGCTCAGAAACTTTATCGTGACAATGTTCGTAGGTACTACAAGCCTGAGAAAACACTTGAGCTTGATACTACAAACAAAAGCATTGATGAGTGTGTTGAGCTGATTGTTGAAAAGCTTAAGGAGGTACAGCAAGGTGAATTGTAAGAATGCAAATAGAGAAATGGGATTCGACAAATTCTTTGAATGCGATTACAACTTGCACTGGAGCTTCTCAAACTTCAATAGGATTCTTATGGTGGCTGGGCAAATCGCCCAGCTGCCTGTAGATTCAAGGGTGTTGGAGCTTGGTGCTGGTTCAAGTGATTTAGAGAATGTGGTCAAGAAAAACTTTAAGCGTGACGATATTGAGTTCACGAAAGTTGATGGTGATAAGCGATACGAATCTGATAAGACGATTACCGTTTTCGATATTACATCAAAAGAGTTCAATACGAGAATGCATGCAAAGCTTGCTTATGATTGTGTGGTATTCATGGAAGTGATTGAGCACTTGGATAAAGACTTTGCAGCTACCATGTTTGAACGAATTGCAAGTTGGTTGGTGCCAGAAGGAATGCTGTTGTTCACGACTCCTACTCCTCCATACGAAGGAATGTATGAAGACAGAGTGTGGCCAACTGACCATAAAGAAGAGTTTACAAATTCTGAGATTTATGGTATAATAAACAAGGAGTTCAAAATCAATAAAGAGATTGGTTGGAGCCTTGAAGAACGAGAATATAATAAGCTTTTAGAGACTGATGCTAATTTGAGTATGATTGCTTCAAAGCTCAGAGGTGCATTTCCTGAAAGTTATGTAAGAGCAACAATTGCTTGTTTGTCTCCTGCTCAAGCCAATCGTCAGATATTGATGATATGTAAGAAAAGGAGAATTGCAAATGGGAAGAGACAGTAAATAGTAAATATTGTAATAATTGGATTGCTTGTAATGCATGCTTTAAAAAGAGCGAAAGGGCGGGTGATTAAGTAATGTCATGCGACTTGCATCGCCACGATGAGTGTTCAACATTCGATGGTTTTGGAAAGCCTGAGGAATTGGCAGCTCTTGCTAAAAAACTTGGTCATACAGCTTTAGGTATTTCAAATCATGGTAATACAAATAGTTTGGTAAGACATTTTTATGCATGTAAAGAGGAAGGCATCAAGCCTATCATGGGATGCGAAGGATATTTCTTACCGAAGTATAAACCTCAGACACGAGGTTACCACTTATGTTTGTTTGCTAAGACAAAGCAAGGGTACACGAACCTGAATACACTTCAGTATGAAGGTGAGAAAATCAAGTACTACAATCCTATTTGGACGTTTGAGCTGCTTGAAGAATATCATGAAGGATTGATTTGTACGAGTGCTTGTGTTGCAGGCTACTTGGCACAGTGCATTAAGTCAGGTAAGCTTGACCAAGCTGAAAAGTATCTTAGAAAGATGGTCGATATTTTTGGTGATGACTTCTATATTGAGATTCAGCCATACTCAATCACTGAACCTGGACTTCAGGAAAAGGTAAATGTTGAGTCAATCAAACTGGCCAAGAAGTTAGGTATTAAGCTCATACTTACTTCTGATTCTCATAGAGGTGCCAAAGAGGATTTTGACACATACATGAAAATGCATGAGGTTGCCAAGCATAATTTCGATGACATTGAGGCAACCTATAAAGAACGTTACATGCCAACTGAAAAGGAAATCATGCAGCGATTCTATAAAATGCACAGAGGTGACTTTGGTGACGCCAAAGCAAAAGCCCTGGCAAAAGAAATGGTTAGGAACCTACAGGAAATCGAGGACAAAGTTGATGGTGATATTCTTGATAAGCTTGAACTTAAACTTCCTCAGTTTGACCCTGAAAGAGATTCATTCAATTTGCTGAAAGAAAAGATTAGAGATGGTCTTAAGAAACGAGGTAAGTGGAATAAGAAGTATGCAGCACGAATTAAGGAAGAGCTTGAGGTTATCAAGTATCATGGTTTTGAAGATTACTTCCTTATGGTTGCTGAATATACAACATGGGCAAAAGACCAAGGAATTTATGTTGGTCCTGGTCGTGGTTCTGGTTGCAACTGCTTGGTTAACTATGCATTGCACATTACTGATGTTGACCCGATTCTGTTTGACCTTGACTTCAGCCGATTCTTACGAATTGATAAAAAGAAGATGCCTGATATTGACCTTGATTTTGAGACATCACGTCGAGCAGAAGTAATTCAGCATTTGCTTGATAGATACCCAAACAATGCAGCCCAGATTTGTTCTTATGGTCTGTATCGCGTTGACAACCTCATAAATGACCTTGCAAAGGTTTGTGGTTTAGAGGGAAACAAAGAAGAGATTAAGCAAATCAAAACTTTCATCAATGGACACATTACTGAAGGTTTGCTCGACCTTGAAGCTATTGCTAATTCTGCAGAGGCTAAAATGTGGAATGCACAATACGATAACATCATCAAGCACTTTTGTAAGTTGTACAATAAGATACGTTTTATTGGTACACATGCAGCTGGTGTTGCTATTACTGGTGGAAACATTCTGGACTACACAGCTGTTCGTATCGATTCAAAGACCGGTAAGCACTTCACAAACTATGACTTGAACGATATGGAGAAGATTAAGGTTATCAAGTTTGATATTCTTGGTCTTACTACAATGTCAAGTATTGGTGAACTTAGACAGCTTACAGGTCATGATGAGTTTGATGAAGATTGGGTAAATGACCCGCAAATCATGAAAGCTTTTGGTGAAGGCAATTGCGATGGTGTATTCCAGTTTGAAAAGAAATCGGTTCAGGAAATGCTGAGGGTAATGCAATGTGATTGTTTCGAAGATGTAATTGCTGCATCAGCTATGAATAGACCTGGGCCATTAAGCTTAAAGATGCCTGAAGTATATGCAGCCAATAAGGTTGACCAAGCTCACATCGATACGAGTTTGCCATACTCAAAATATCTTGAGAAAACTTATGGTTGTGTGGTATATCAGGAGCAGGTACAAGCTATTGCAGTTAACATTGGTGGATTGGAATGGCCTGAGGCCGATAAGATTTTGAAGATGCAACGTGGTGGTACTGAAAAGGCAATCAGAAACTTTGAAGAGAACTACGACAACTTCGTAAAGAAGTTTGAGGCCGGTGCAAAGAAACGTGGAATGACCAAGGAACAGGCATTTGAAATCTTTGATAAGTTCTTCAACTACGCATTCAACAAAGGGCATGCTACAGGATATAGCTTAATCTCAGTCGAGGAAATGTACTACAAAATCTATTATCCTACAGAGTTCTGGTATGTGAAGATGAAGTACAGTGGTGATGAAGCTAAGATGGCCAAGTTCAAAGAGAATGCTGTTCGTGATAATGCGGTGTTGTTCTTGCCACATGTCAACTACTCAGCTGATTACACACTTCGAAAGGTTGAAGGTGAGGTGGTAATTCAGGAAGGATTAAGCTCAATCAAAGGAATCGGTGAAAAGGCAGCTGCAGCAATTGAAGAGGAACGAAAAGCTCATGGCGTGTTTACAAGCTTTGATGACTTCTACGATAGATGTAAATCAAGGACTGTCACATCAAGAGTCATTCAGATTCTGAAAGAGCAAGGAGCACTGGAATTTCGAAAGCAAATTTATATAAATAGGGTAACAAAGTATAATGCTGCTTTATATGCAAAATCAAATCAATAAAGTTAAAATTGGGGGTGTACAACCTTTGGTCAATATGGTATAATATAATTAGAGGTTGTACATACCTACTAAATTAAAATGGAGGAAACGAATATGTTGAACAAATTCAAAGAGAACAAGAAGATTATGGAAATCAAGATGGACCAGGCAAGTAAGATGGCAGATGAAGCAGCTTGTGAGTTCATTGATTCGATTCACACTCTTGTCAAAGATGCTTCAGAGGAAGACCTTAAGAAATTCATTCAGGCCGAAGATGATATGATTGAGCCTGAGGATAAGTTGGCAGTGATTGCCGCATTTGCTGATACTCATGATGACATCGGTGGTGTCGCAATCATTGGTTTTGGCAAAAAGTAAATTCTACAGATGAGAATGAAAATGGAGGGCGGTCACAGGTTGGCCGCCTATCCAAGTAATTCAAGGAGGTAGCCGACATGTCTAAGTGCAACAAAGAAGCTATTATAAAGCTTTGCAACGACATCAACAAAAAGGAAGGCGAAGGTGCTGTATACTCAATCGGCTCAAAACACGCTAACCTTAAAATCAATCGTTGGTCAACTGGTATTGAGGACCTTGACGCAATCATTGGTGGTGGAATGCCTGAAGGGCGAGTGGTTGAAATCTTCGGTCCTGAAAGCTCAGGCAAAACGACTTTACTGTATCATTTGTGTGGACTTCATCCTATGTGTTTGGATATTCCTATTGAAGGAACATTTGATGCAGAACGTGCAAAGGTCTTTGGAAACAGACCAAAGCAAATGCTGATTTATCGTGCTAAATATGGTGAAGATGCATTTAATAAGACAATTCAGTTTGCAAAAGCTGGAATCCCTCTTATTGGTATCGACAGTGTGCCAAGTATGGTTCCAAAGGAAGACGCTGAAAAGGTTCTTAAGTCGGCTGAAAAGGATTCCATTGAGGAACAGCGTATTGGTGGTACAGCACGACTGATGAATAAGTACTTGCCTACAATTGAGGAAATCATTGAGGTGACAGGAACGACGCTAATCTTCATCAATCAGGTAAGAGATAAGATGAATGCGATGCTATTTGGTGAAAAGACAGATACACCTGGAGGACGTAAGCTTAAGCACGCATGCTCATTACGTATTCAGGTGGCAAGAAAAGCCTGGATTGAGATTCCGAATAAGAATCCATGCAATTCAGCTACAACAGAGAAGATTGGCTTGATTATGAAATGCAAAGTGGTCAAGTCAAAGGTAAGTAACCCAATGGGTGAATGCGAAATACCGTTATTCTTCGACAGAGGCTTTGTAAGCTTTGATGATGTTCAGTCAATCAGAAAAGAAATCATGGCACAAAGAGCTCAGCAGTTTGGTAAGCGCATTCCGAAAGAGTTCTTAGAAGAGGAGGACGACTAATATGACAAAGACAAATCAAAATCATGACCCTGTCAATCATCCCTCACATTACACTCAGAATAAATTTGAGTCGATTGATGAAATGATGATTGCTTTTGGTCCTGAAGCTGTTTACCACTTTTGCATTTGTAATGCTTGGAAGTATAAGAACAGAGCCCCATACAAAGGAAACTTTGAAGAGGATATGAAGAAAGCCGATTGGTATCTCACGAAGGCAAAGGAAATCAAGGAGGGGAACTTATGGCAAGAATAACAAAGGACGAGTATTATCTTGGCATTGCCCTTGCAGTTTCCAAACGAAGCACATGTCTCAAACGTCATTATGGTTGTGTTATTGTAAAAGATGACATCATTATTGCTACTGGTTACAATGGTAGCCCAAGGGGCGAAGAAAACTGTTGTGACAGAGGCACATGCAAAAGAGCAAATGCTGAGAGATATTCAAACTATGAAAGTTGCGATAGTGTTCATGCTGAACAAAATGCATTGATTGCTACAAGTCGTGAACGATTGATTGGTGCAACAGTTTATCTGGCTTGTGAAGAGTATGGATTGAATGAAGAAAAATCTGCAATGTGGGAAGAGGAAATCATTGACTTCCATGAGGATAAGAATCCCATTCCTTGTGGTATCTGCTCACGAATGCTTAAGAATGCAGGTATCGTTCGCGTAGTAAATAGGAGTGGGGATGTATGTTTGTAATAGAGGTACCATACATAAATTTGGACCAGATATATGAATCCGGTCAAGTGTTCAGTTGGATAAAGCTAAGGGATTCAAAGTACGTTATTCCTTTTGGAAATCAAGCTCTTAAGATTGAGCAACAAAAGGAAAGGCTGATAATGAGTTGTACAGATGAACAGTTCTACAATATATGGTTCTATTATTTTGACATGGACACCGATTATCTGGCAATCAATTACTCAGTAAAGCGAATTGATGAGTACATGAAAATATGTGCAAATCGTGGAAGTGGTGTGAGAATACTTCGGCAAGATTTATTTGAGATGATTATCACTTTTGCTTTGGCTACGGCAACAAACATTCCACGAATCAAAGCTATGGTTGAATCCATAAGCAAAGTTTGTGGTATAGAACATAAGCAATCTATGAGAGAGGCTGGACGAATTACTTGGTATGAGTTCCCTACACCTCAATCAATCCTGGAAAATCAGGATAAGCTTGACCAGTGCAAACTTGGTTACCGAAAGGACATCATAATTGGATTGTGTCAAGACATTGTTGATGGTTGGTTGGACTTATATGAGCTTAGTCAAATGTCCTATGAAGACGCAAAGGAATATCTGATGCAATTCAATGGGATTGGTCCAAAAGTTGCTGATTGTATTTGTCTTTATGGTTTACATCACACTCAAGCATTTCCGATTGATACTCATATTGAGCAGATTCTGGAACGTGAGTATGATTGTGATTATGAGACATTTGCTGAGTGGTATCTTGATGACCTTAAAGGATACGAAGGAATTATTCAGCAGTATATGTTCTATAATGAATTGAACCCGCCAAAGGAGGTGAGATGACAATGGGTCTTGTTGATAACATAAAGAGAGAAGCTCAAGGAAATAAAACAAAGATTCAGAGTACTGATGCTGCTGCGCTTGAGAAAATCTTCAATGCTACGTTTTACCTGGATAAGAACATCGAGGAGGAAACCAAGTTCGTAAAGCAGGTTATGACAAGAGGCCTTGAATCCCAGGAACGCGTTGGTCTTCATGCGTCAGCAATGCTGGTTGGTGAAAAGGACTTCTGTTTGAGAGCTCAAGTTCTTAGTCTGATTTACAAGCAACTTCAAGGTCAGCAAACTCCTGTTGGTCTTATGCGTATCTTTGAGCAAGGTAATGCAATCCATGAGAAGTGGCAAAGACTTTTGATTAGAGCTGGTTATGGTAAAGCAAAAGATATGGACTATACAAGATTTTGTGATGACTATATGTTAAGCTACACACCAGATATTGACTGCTTGATTCCTGAGTTCTTTGAAGGAAGAATGATTGGTGAGATTAAGTCAGTCAATACATATCAGTTTCAGAAGATGACACATCATCCATCGGCTTGGAAGCAATGTCAGTGGTATATGCATTTGTGTATCAAGAAGGAAAAGGAATCTGGCAAGTGGAATGGTAAAGACTATACCAAAGGCTTTGTACTTTCTGAGGACAAAAACACTCAGGACTTCAAGCTTGAGGTGTACGACTATGACCCAACTAAGATTGAGCCTTTTGCTGGCAGAGCAGAATCTATCATGTTCCATTATGACCGTGTATTTGAAGAGCATAAGATGGTTGCCAGACCCAAAGACGCAAACAGTCCTACATGCAAACGTTGTAAAGAATGCTTTATGCGTGAAGCTTGTTGGAATATAGGAAAAGGAAAGGTTCGTATCGATAATGAGTAACGACAAAGAACTTACTTATGGTGATATTTATAGAGACTTCTGTAATTGGAGTCCTGAACATGCAGCTATGGTAGTTGACTACAGACCTTGGGGCCATACTTCTATTTTGGTATGGCTCAATAATGGTCAGGCATATAAGTGCAAACGTCATGCTGCTGACAGATTCACCATGCAGGTTGTGTCTGAAGAGGACATAAAGAAGAAATACGGTATATAACCGGTTTATAATTAAGGTATTCCCAGAAGGTCCCAGGATTATCCAGATTGATTCAAATAAATAAAGGTATATAAATCTATACCTTATAATTAAAGTTCATTCTGGATGATTCTGGAATCCCTGGAATAATATCAAAATAAAAGGAGGAATTGATATGGGTAGACCTTGCCCTTTACTGGGTACAGCTGTCTATCTGGATTGTTTAGATTGTGAAGATAAGCAATGTAAGCAGCATTATAAATATCAGAAGGTTATCATAGGGGTGGACCAGAGTTACTCGAATACTGGTATTAGTATTGCAGCAGATAGGAAGCTTGTAAAAGTACGAAGTCTTCAGCTAGATAGTTACAAAACGAATAGTGATAAGAGGAGGGCATTAGCAAATACGCTTGATGGTCTCCTTAAGGCAGTTTGTCCAAAAGCCAGAGAAGTCGTTTGTATCATAGAAAGAATCAGGCTTCGTTCTCAAGGTTTTCTCAATATCGATTACATAAAGTCCATTGGTGCCCTAAACAGCATCATAGTAGACAAATGCCATGAGTATTGTGTCCCAGTCTATAGTGTAGATACAAGGTGCTGGAAAGCTCAAGTAATAGGGACCAGTAAACCCATGCCAAATAAGTTTGGAGTTCCAGAAGAGAAATGGCCTACAGTCAGATGGCTGATTAAGCAGGGATGGGAAGGTAGCATTCTCATACCAATAGAGGGCAGAAAGACCAAAGGCACATTCATACGCCAGGGAAAGAAATATATGTACAACAACGATGCTGCAGATAGTGCAGGAATAGCTATGTTTGGTTTTATAGGTGACCAAGACAAGCTTCAGGAGGAAAAGTAGTATGGCAATCAAATGCTGCAAAGACTGTGTGCCTCCAACAAGGTACCCAGGATGTCATGCTAAGTGTAGTAAGTATCTGGAAGAGAAAGCAGAGTATGAGAAGCAGAAAGAATATGCCAAAGCTCATAAGACTGTTATGCTTACAAACTATGACTTCGATGAGATTGCTTATGCTGGTTGTAAACGTCATAAAAGAAGACAAAGAGAATAACATTTCTTTTATATATAGTTTACTATATATTTTCTTAATACAAATACATAAAAATATTTTTAACAAACCTATGTACAAATAATTTTGTTTGTGGTATAATAATTACAGTGGTTAAGGTATAACACACAAATCCTTAGAGGAGGAAACAAAAATGAGAGCAAATCAAATCACAGACAAAACTGAAGTTATTGAGTATGACAGCTTACATGAATTTTACGAGTATCTGATTCATACACCATTCAACAATGCATTCTGTTGGGCTAAGCATTCCAGTGTTGATGGTGACTACTACTTCACAAAAACGAGAGATTTTAGTGAGGCAGTTGAGTTGTTTAAGAATGGCTGGTCAGATATGGCAACCAAGTTAGTTCAGAAGCTTAAGGTAATTGAGAGCAAAACAGAGCCGACAATGAAGCCTAAAAACGTTCTTGGTGTTGCAGGTTATCAAGCAATCGTTCCATTGTATCTGCAGGGTGTTCCAAACAACATGGTCACAAAGAAAATGACGCCTGTAAAACAGAAGGTCATTACCATGAACAAATCAATTGACTACAATGGTGGTGTAAGTGCAGACCAGATAATCGAAGAAAGCATCAAGGCAATGCAGATTGTCAAGAAGCTTGAAGCCCAGGGTTACAGATGCAATCTGAATATCGTGCTTGGTACGACTGCTGGTTATCCTTCAAAACAGTTCGTTATGAAAGTGAGAATCAAATCGGCAAACGAAAAGCTGAATGTTTCAAAGCTGGCATTCCCATTGGTTCATCCGTCAATGCTTCGTCGTTTGTTCTTCAGATTCATTGAGGTTTATCCACATGTAACGAAGAGTTTTGTGAGTGGTTATGGTAGCCCAGCAACATCCAATGAGATGCGTAACATTTTCAAAGGTGAGTATCTGCTGCCTAACTTCATTAAAAAGGACGTAAACACAATCAAAACAATCGACGACCTTGAGAATATCTAAACTGATTGGGAGGGTAAAACCTCCCTTGAAGTTTTTGAAATATTTTTGAAAAAAAGGGTGTACAATCTCCTATTTATGTGGTATTATAATATCGTAAGGTACATAAAGCCTACGAACAAATCACAAAGTTTTCAGTTGAAAAGGAGAAAAACATTATGACAAACGTAAATTTCGAAGTTATCAAGATTGAAAAGGCAATGAAACATGGTTGTGTAGTTGTTACACTTAAGTTTGAAGGTTCAAGCAAAGAGTTCACTTATGTGCGTAAAGCATACAATAACACGACAGTAATTGATGGTTGCAGAATTTACTTCAATGCAGACTATCAGGTAGAAAAGGTTGAGCGTGAATACGAAACCAAGGGCGTTAAGAAAATGTCCACTGCTAAGCAGGTAGGTACCACATCAACTAAGATTAAGAACGAAATCGAGAACAAAGGCATTGAGATTCCTAAGGTTCAGATTCCTGAAGTCAAAGGTGAAGTTCACCACGACAGATACGATGAAATCAAGTGCTGTTTGGAATGCAACATTCCGGTTTATCTTGCAGGTCCTGCTGGTTCTGGTAAGAATCACACAGTTGAACAGATTGCAAAGGAACTTGGTTGGAACTTCTACTTCAGTAATTCAGTTCAGCAGGAATACAAACTCACAGGATTCATCGATGCAGGTGGTGACTTCCACGAAACAGAGTTCTATAAGGCTTGCACAGATGAAAATGAATGCATCTTCTTCCTGGATGAAATGGATGCTTCAATCCCTGAAGTTCTGGTTCTTCTTAATGCAGCAATTGCTAATGGTTACTTTGAGTTCCCTAACGGTCGAGTTGATTTTGACCATGTGTACTTCGTAGCTGCTGGTAATACCGTAGGAAACGGTGCAGATGACATGTACACAGGCCGTATGGTTCTGGACCAGGCAACACTTGATAGATTCGCAATCATCGAGTTTGATTACTGTTTAAAGATTGAAATGGCAATTACTCACAACAATGCAGAGCTGGTTGAGTTCATTCATCAGATGCGTAAGGAAGCTGAGAGCAAAGGAATCAGAGCTACATTCTCTTACAGATGTATGACAATGATTACCAAGCTTGAAGCTAAGGGCATGAACTTAGAAATGGCAATGAAGATTAGCATTGTTAAGGGATTGGACAAAGACACAATCAATACCTTCAATCCAAACGGAAGCACCAAGTACCACAATGCACTGAGAAAAATCCAGTTGGCCGCTTAATGCGGCCTCTGGTCTTTATAGGAGGAACAATGAACAAGAACGGCAAATCTTATATCTTAGGCTATATAATCGGATACGTACTCGGTAAGGTGATAAAACCGGTATACGAGTTGCTTAGGAGGAAATGAAAATGGTAAAACGTGGAAAGGTGCTGATAAATGTCAATGACATCATCGGCAAGCGCTTAGGTAAGCTTGAAGTCATAAGTTATGCAGGACATCATTACGATGCAACTCGTGGTGGTGACAGAATGCGTCACTACTACAGAGTACATTGTGAGTGTGGAACGAATAAGATAGTGCAGAGAGGACAGCTTACAAGTGAGATTGTTCATAGCTGCGGTTGTGGAAGGAGTGGAAGACGTTGATTAAGATGCGAAACAATATCAAGCCCGATGCAATCTGCTGTGAATGTGGTGAAAGCCAAAAAGAAGTTCTGAATATGTTTGATTTGTGTATCGGTGGTAACATCTTCACAATCTGTGATGTGTGCAACGAAAAGATATTCAGTAAGTGCTTGAGTGCAGAGGTCATGAAGAATGGCAGAGTAAAATCTCAGCGTGATATGGCAATCATTCGTAAGCGTAAAAGTAGAATAGGCCTCCGCTCCGGAGGTGAGTATAAATGATAGACTTCAGTAAGATGCCGTGTTTATATTGGAGCGACGCAACTAAGATTAGTTATTTGCAAAGGCGCATAATCGTATACAGCATTATGTATTACGAACAAAATGAGAGTTGTGTGTCTGACCAATACTACGACAGTATATCCCATCAATTGGTTGAGTTGCAAAGAACATGTGACCCTGCAGAGTTCAGGCGTTCAACATACTACTATGCAATGTATGATTTTGATGGCAGTACAGGCTTTGATATTCCGTCAAGGCTGACTAAATACGACCGTGAGTATCTGACAAACATCGCATCTCATGTGTACAAGCAATGGAAGGATTCGACCACAATGGAACAAAGAAGGAGGGCACTAAATGCTAACACTAAAGGATTTAGATAATCGAGTTTACAGTGGTAAGATTTGCTCAGAGTTTAGCTACATTCTGAAAGACGATAAAGGGAAACCAAAGTTTAGAGCAAACTTCACAAGAGGTCAGGAAGAGAATGAATGGCAAATGCGTATTGTGTTAGATAGAACACGAGATGCTGATAGTCAGGTATATACATTCGGGTATATCATGCCTAAGTCAAACCTGCCGCTTGAGCTGATTGCAGCAACTGGTCTCAAATACTTTCAGCTATATCTTAAGGAAGAGATACAAACCAAGTCTGAATATGACTTTATACTTGGTGATGTATTAAAGGGTATGTAAGCATGAAGAGGTCAGGTAAGTTCTATAGAAAGAATGAAGCAGAGGTAATGGAATCCCTTGGTTTGAAACCTACAAAGAACTCAGGTTCCGGTTGGGTGGAAAAGGAAGATGGTCAATCAGAAGAAATTATTTGTCAGTTAAAATCAACTGATGCCGAGAGTATTAGAATACATAAAAAGGACTTAGATACATTGAGCTACAATGCAGCAGTTGCTCACAAACTACCTGTGTTTGCGATTCAATTTCTGCAGTCCAATGAGGTTTACCTGCTGGTTAAGCCAGATATGCTTTGTGAAGCAACTCAATATATTGAGACAGGAGAATACACCAATGCAAATGCATTCATAGGTGTTGATTTAAGTGAGCATGAAGATACAACTACTGTTGGTGGTAGAACAATCAAATCAAGCTCAAGAGCACGTAAGCAATTCAATGAAGAAAATGAGAAACGATTCAAAAAAGAAAAGAGGTCAGCGACATGAAAGTAAAGGTCAAAGAGGTAGTGAAATACGGTGGCCATAGCTTATCAGCTAATGGTTCAGTTAACTTCACACTTAAGGCTCAGTATTCTGAGCTTTCAAATACAATTCAGCTTATGCAGATGCTCAACAATGATGTGAGTATTAAAGCTAAAATCCCTGGTGGTAGTCCTATGAAACTTGGATTCTTCAGGGTAAAGCAGATTGTCATCGATGGTGATGGTGAATCCACAATCAAGTTTAATGGTCTTAATGACTACATCGAAATGGACAATCTGAATCTGCTTCCTTTGAACTCTGACGAAAACAAAGAGTTTGTTGTTCTTATGGAGGCAGACATTGAAACAGATGAAATGGAGGACATTGAAGATGGCGAAGAGTAAGATTGAGTACCACGAGCTTTCCAGAGCTAAGGTAACCGATTCAAGGAACATTGTTATTTCCAATTGTTCCAAAGGTGGCTTCACAATTGCACAGCAGCTTGAGGCCAAGGAAAATGACAAGACTACTTCGGTATTCATGAAAGGTGCATTCCATGTTGAAGATATTCATGGATTGTATAACCTTAGAGATGCAGTAAATCTTGCAATCAAAATTTCTGAGGAAAATTCCGAAGATTCAGATGCATGGGACGAGTAAAAAGCTCAAAATATTTTCAAAAACTTTCAAAAAGCCTATGTACAAATGGTAAGTAACCTGGTATAATATATTCAAGAGGTGGAGGTTAGGAAACCTCAATCCTACTTCCACAACTTGAAAGTAAGTCCTGAGTTCAGGAGAAAACATCAATCAAAAATCAAAACATGTAAAGGAGAAATCAAAATGGCAAAGAATTACACTTTCAATGAAGCGGTTAAGATTATCGCAAAGGGAACTGACCTGGAGGCAATTACCGACATCGGTAGACGTTACCCGGTTCTGGCACATAAGATTGCAGTTGTTACTGCTAAGGCTGGTGAGGAGTTTGTTGACCTTATGGGTTACATGCCTGATTACCTCACTGCAAACAAAGTGAATACAGCTATTAAGGCTGGTATCACTGAATCTGGTTCTGATGATGAGAATGCTGAGGACACTGAAGCTGAAGCTACTACTGAGGATGCAACTGAGGCAACTGCTCAGTGGGATGAGTCCATGAGTGCTAAGCAGCTTTGGGACATCCTTGGTAAGGCTGGTAAGAGAAAGCTTGCTAAGTCTACTAAGAAGGCTGACCTGGTTGAAGCTTGTAAGCAGGCATTCGGTGCAGCTACTGAAGCTGAGGCTGAAGATGCTGAGGCAGAGGATGATGCTACTGAGGCTAATCCTTATGAAGGTAAGTCCGCTATGGAGCTCTTCAAGGAGTGCAAGGCTCGTAAGATTAAGGCAGCTCCTAAGAAGCCTGCTAAGTTCTACGCTGACCTGCTTATCAAGGACGATGCTGCAAAAGCTGAGGCTACTGAAGCTGAATCTGAGGAAGATGATGACTGGGGCGACGAAGAGGCTGAGGCTCCTAAGAAGGAAGATAAGAAGGCTGCATCTAAGGCATCTGCTAAGGGTGGTAAAGCTAAGGCTGCTAAGAAGGCCGAGGCAGAGTCTGAGGATGACGAAGACTGGGACATTTAATGTTCAGTCGGTATATGAATCCGCCTCAATAGATAGCCGTAAGCTGGGTATGTGTGAGAGGCATGTACCCAGCTTATACTTGTTTTAAGGAGGTACAAGCTGCACTATGAAAACAGAACAAATTCTAAACCTTGACTACAGAAAAGAAGAAAGTCAAGAGATAATTCAGAAGGTGTTGAGGAAAATCAAACCACTTTCTAAATACTCAGATGAGAGTGATGTTCCTGTTGAAGCAATTGAAAAGCTCATTCGCGTGTTGGTTCAAAAGTATGAAATCACACCACAATGGATGACGATGTCGTATTTCGAACCGATTCTTGGTATTTACTCCATTGGTGTAAAAACAACAACCGAGCATGAGTGGTTAGGAACAGTCTATGGTATGTGTCTGTATGAAGTATTTGCTAAGCTTGCAATTAAGATGTATTCAGAAGTAAAGTCTGGCAAAATACCGGTAAGGACAGCTACTAAAGAAGAAAAGGAAAGAGAACGACTTGCAAAGAAAGCTGATGCTAAAATGGCTGAAGCTGATGAAGAAGATTGGAGTTAAGGAGGAAGAACCATTGAGAGTAAGAATATTTACAGATGGTGCTTGCTCAGAAAATCCTGGCCCAGGTGGATGGGCTGCAGTCTTCAATACAGCAAGCAAATGCTCAACGATTAGTGGTAATGAAAAGATGACCACAAACAATCGTATGGAGCTTAAAGCTGTAATTGAAGCATTTAAGAAGGTGCTGAGTAAGAATCTAAGTGATGCCGAATATGAGTTGTATTCTGACAGTGCTTATGTTGTTAACTCAATCAATAATGGCTGGATTGATAAATGGCAGCAAAACAATTGGAAGACAACTAAAAACGATGATGTGAAGAATAGAGATTTGTGGGAGGAACTTGCATTCCTAAGAAACAGAACAAGGTCTCTTGGTATTTACATAAAAATCATAAAGATTAAAGGTCATGCCGGCAACACCTTCAATGAGCTGGTTGATAAGCTGGCTAAAGAGGAATCACTCAAAGCAAAGGAAGGTGTTGACTATGATTAAGTACTCAAGAGAGTTTTACAAGAAATCATTCACAGCCGATACAATGAAATCGGCATACATGTCGGCTGTGAAATGGTACTCAACGAATGTATTAAGTAAAGCTGAATTTGTGAATGTTCAAGTGCAATTCATTAAAGAGGACAAAGGCGAATATCCAACTATTACGATACATTTGTTTGCTGTTCAGGACGGAGAAAATGATGTAATGTCTCAACATTGTCAGTGCTGTAAAGAGATGCATCACAGTTTCTTCATAAATGAGGACACGCATTGTGATAGATGCAGTGCTGCTGGTTTTCAAAGACGTCTTGAAGAAAAGATAAATATAAAAATGAACTACTACAAAGAAATGCTTAGAAAGCGATTGGAGGAATAAACATGAAGAGATTCTTTAGTATTATGGGTGCAATCATCGTTGATGTTGTACGAGCTGTTGATTATTTCATTACAAGCAACCTTAGGAACTTTGCTTGGATTTTGAATTTCATTCTTCCGTATCTGATGTATGTCATTGGTCAGAATGTATATGCAACAAGAGGTTACCTTGGTATAGGTGGTGAGCTGTTCTTACCGGTTGTATTTTGTGTGATTACGTACGTACTTCGTTCTTATGCAAATAAGATTGGCAAAGGCACAACCATTCCGGTACCTGATAAAAGGTTCACTGAAGTTGATGATTATGGTGAAGTATCTATCCCGAATAATCGTATTCAGGAATTGATTCTGTACTTGGCTGACCTTGAGGACTGGCTTGAACGTAAAGGCCTGTTATAATCCAGAAGTTATCCAGAATGTCCCAGATTTAATTTTAATTATTAAGGTAAGGAAATATATACCTTATAAATAAAAATCAATCTGGGGTCATTCTGGAATCCCTGGTGATATACTAAAAGTAAAGGAGGAAATCAAATGGCGGCATGGGAATATTTTACCAGTCAAAAACAATGGGAAGCCTATCTTAAGGACTTGTTAAAGACTAACGACAAAGCATTACTCAAAGCTATTGTGTTGGTATATGACAATCAAACACCTGAAGAGAAAGACAAAGGTGAAAGTATTGAGGACAACTGCATTGGATTCAGTAAAATCGATGCCAAAGAGATGGGAGACATCGCAAGAAAGATAAAAGCCAATAAGGCACTAACAAAAGGGGAACTTGCTAAATCACGCAACAAAATGCAGAAATACTGGAAGCAATTGATGATTATCAGCAAGAAGCAGGCAGAGGCCAAGAAATTGCAGGAGCAAAAAGAATTAGAAGCCAAAATGGCAGAAGAAGAATTGGCAGCTCAGAAAGAAGATGCAGAAAAGCTTGAGAGATTCAGACAGGACATTGAGACATTGCGTAAGTGTTCAGAGGAAGGAATCTCATGTGAGTATGGTATCTGTGATGAGTGTCCTATCACAACTGGTTTTCAGTTAAGATTTAAGTGTTAAGAGGAACGGAGGAACAACATGAAAAAGTCACAATATATTAAGCAAAGACGCATTCAGCAAAGAAATCTTGAAAGGGTAATGTGTAAGAATCTGGTATGGCATGTGATTATTATCATTATCATGATGATTGTAGCACTATGTAATATGTCAAGGCTTGCAGTAAGTGAGAAAGTAAATGAATCTTATGAAGTAAAGACCATCAAACCTCATATATCTGCTTTAATTACATGTGAGTCTGATGCTCAAAAGGAAGAGACAGAGATTGAGGTTGATTACTATCCTGAGTTTACATACAGTAAAGACTGGTCTGTTGAGGATAGTTACCTACTAGCAAAGATTGCAATGGCAGAAGCTGAGGGATGTAACATCCGAACTAAAACACTAATCATTATGTGTGTACTAAATCGTGTATGGTCTGACGAGTTTCCTGATACAATTGAGGAAGTAATATTTCAGGAAAATCAGTTTAGTCCTATTGATAATGGACGATGGGATAGAGTTGAGCCAAACGAAGATTGTTATGAAGCTGTAAAGATAGTTATGGAAGCTAAGTATGACTACAGTGGTGGTGCAACATACTTTGAAAACTGTGCTGATGAAGATAACTGGCATAGCAGGAATCTTGAGTTTCTGTATGAATCAGAAGGAATCAGATTTTATAAGTAAGGAGTGAATTTAAGTGGCAAATGAAAATATTCAGGTTGAAATTCTTAGGAATCCAACCAAAGCAGACTGGGCAAGGTGTAAAGAACTGGCACTGAATACTATGGGTAAGAAGTACGCCGGTAAAGAGGTGACTGATGAGTGGAAGAGACAGATTCTCAAAGCTCAGCATTCACCTATCAGAACGTTGATGTTCACAATCAGGTTGACTATTCCGTATTTTGCATCAGTGCACCTGGTACGTCATAAGATTGGTATTGAGCATTACGTTCAGTCTCAAAGGAATGACAGGCAAACTATGTATGATAGAGAGTTGGCACCGCAGAATGCAATGGTAAGTCACATCATTGATGTAAATGCAGAACAACTTATGTTCATGTCACATCGTAGGCTGTGCGGTATGGCTGATGCAACCACCAGATACATCATGACACAAATCTGTAAGGAGGTTGAAAAGGTCAATCCTGAATTTAAGGGCTTCCTTATTCCTATGTGTGAATATCGTCATGAGTGTCCAGAGTTTAAGAGCTGTGGTTACTATAAGGAGCACAACAATGAGTAACAGGGCAGCACGAAGAGCTGCAGTAAAACAAGGTAAGGTCATACCAAAAGAGAAAGTCTACACATTGACTGAATCACAAATAGCTGATATGCTTGCAAAGGAAAGACGTAAAGCTTATGAAGAGGCAAGTAAGATAGCAGGTCAGAAATCTGTTGATATTGCCTGGCAGCTTATGTTGGCTATTCCTTGTGAAGTATTGCTTGGTGATGGCTACTGGCCTAAGACGGCAAAGAAGAGATTACCTAAGTTTGTTGATGATTGTTTAAGCTTATATGATTCTTACAATGCTGGTGTATTGACATTGGCTGAATTAAGAGAGGACCTCTGGAAATGGGGAGGCGTTAAGCTTGAGGTGGATGAATCAGTAAAGGATGCATGATAATCCCAGGATAATCCAGAATGACTTCTGGTTAACTTTATTGGATATTTAATATAAATCCATATAAAATAAATTGGATTCATTCTGGATTATCTGGTGACTTTCTGGAATGGCCTTAAAATAAACCGGCCTGATGCTGATAAAATAAATATAAAAATCTTCAAAAACTTTTAAGAAAAGGGTGTACAAACCTATTTGATTGTGGTATAATATAATCAAGGTTAAGGAATGAACCTAACTGAATAAATGAGTGTTTAGGAGGACAACAAAATGAAGTACACTAAGAAATCTGAGAGAATTTTGAAAGCGGATGCTCTTAATGTTGGTTTGAAGTCGGTTGGCGGAGTTGTTAAAGAAGTTGCTGAATATTCCAAATGGCATGAGCTTCAGAGTGGAGAGTACGCTGGCGGTAGAGTCCAGGTTAAAATGTTCATTGTAAAAGTTGACATGAGCAAAGTGAACGGTGTTGTTGGTTATTATCTCAAGGATAGCATGAGCATGGTTGCATCCAATATCGTCACTGATATTAACGACATTAAACGTTGGCTGGCCGATCACGGTTATAAGACGATTCATGATTGGTACGTCCAGGATTGTGGTATGAGCGAAGAAACTTGGCGTGAGTGGAATAAATCGAACGATTAAATGCAAAAGATAAATCGAACATGACCATTAAGAAATACATGTTCTTTAAGAACTAAAGAGTTTAGAGGAACGAGCTTGGATGAAATATTCCAGGCTTTGTTCTATTTTGGGAGGAAAGGAGAACGCAACACAATGGCGTCAGAAAAGAAAACTAAAAATGAATGCATTGCCACAGAGTGGTTGGAAGAAGACAATCTGATGCTGTTGGAATGCTGGGCAAGAGACGGTTACACATTTCAGGACATTGCTAATCGTATTGGTATTTCAATAAGTACTCTTCGTGCTTGGAGAGTTCAATATCCTGAAATTGATAGTGCCCTTAAAAAAGGCCGAGAAATCATTGACTACAAAGTAGAAAACGCTCTTCTCAAATCAGCCTTAGGGTATCACACAAAAGAAGTAAAGGTGACTACAACTATTCGATTTGGTAAGACAGTAGAGACAATCAAAGAGGTGACAGATAAAGAACAAGCACCAAACGTCTCTGCTATTCAGTGTTGGTTGTATAACAGACTTCCTAATAAATGGAAAAAGAATAGAGACCAACTTATTGAGCTTGATGATGAAGACACAAAGATTCAAGTAACAGTAACAAGGGCAAGTGCAAGTCAGTCGACTAAAGCTCAGCAAGATGAAACAGCAGAGGATAAAGAGTGGCAAGACGAAGTGAATCAGTCGATTGAAATTCGCAGTGCTACAGAAGAAGAGAGGGCAGAGGCTGTTAAGAAAAAGGCTCAGACCAATGAGCAGAGCGCTCTAAATATGGCAACTAAAGTGGAGAATGAAGCATCTGATGAGGATTTAGACTATTGGCCTGATGATTGGGAAGATGAAGACGAAGAATGGGAGGACTAAACTATGAAGGTGACAAAAGCTGTTAGTCCGGCATTCGAGGACTTCTTATTCGATTGGGACTATGAACGATATTTGCTTATTGGTGGGTATGGTTCGGGTAAGTCGTATCATATTGCATTTAAGATAATCTTAAAGCTGCTTGAAGAAAAGCGTAAGGCACTGGTTATCAGAGAGGTGTATGATACTATTCAGGAATCTTGCTACGATTTGATTTGTGAGATACTTGATGACATGGGACTATTGACTACTGACCCAAGGGAATTTAAGCGAAGACAAAACAGAGTCCTGGCATTGAAAAGCCCACTAAGGTTCAAGTTCAAGAATGGCAGTCAGATAATCTTCAAAGGAATGGACAAGCCTGAAAAGGTAAAGTCTATCAATGGTGTGTCTATTGTCTGGTTGGAAGAGTGCTCTGAGATTAAGTATGAAGGTTATAAAGAATTGCTTGGTCGTATTCGTACACCAAACGTAAGCATGCACTTCATCTTAAGTTGTAACCCTATCGGTAGAGACAATTGGGTGTATAGACATTTCTTTGTAAGACTGGATGATGAAGGTCAAGAAGATGTCATGGTGGATGAAGATAAGTTCTATGAAAAGCGATGCATCATTCATAATGGTACATATTACCACCACAGTACACCGGATGATAATCCTTGGTTGCCTTGGCAGTATATGAAACGACTGGATGACCTTAAGAACTATGACTATCCATTGTATATGGTAGCTCGCTGGGGAAGATTCGGTGCAACCGGTACGAGAGTATTGCCTCAGTTTCTTATTGCAAAAGACCCTGCAACATTTAAGAGGGCAATTGAGCGACTTGGTCCTGAGAATCAGTACTTTGGCTTTGACTTTGGTTTTGAGGAATCATTCAATGCTGTTATCAGTATGAGTGTGGATTTGAAGAAGTCTATCTTGTATATATGGGATGAAATCTATATGAACCATGTGACAGATGATGTGTTTGCAAATCAGCCAGAGATGCAAAGCTTAAGGCGAAGAATAAACGACCTGAACAATGCAGGTCATAACAAAATGATTGTGGCCGATAATGAGGACCCTAAAGCAATTACTTACTATAGGCAAAACGGATTCAGGATTCGTGCTTGTAGAAATAAGTTTGCAGGTTCAAGGTTGTCTAATACAAGGAAGGTAAAACGATTTAGAAAAATCGTAGTAAGTCCTAAGTGCAAGAATGTCATAAGAGAGTTAAAGGACTTGACTTATAAGAAAGATGCAAAAGGAAACGTTATCTATGACCAGTTCAACATCGACCCTCACAGCTTCTCAGCTATCTGGTATGCACTTGATACAGTGACAGTTGCTGATGTTAAAGAAAAGGACTTCAATAGTAGAGCTGGTTGATTATGAAAGGAGGAACAAAACATGTTCAAGAATTGTGTGTTTAAGCCTGATGTGAATACTGTTAAGTGGCTCAAAGCCGCTGGTGTTCGTGCAATCAAGACTGTTGCTCAGACTGCTATTGCAACTATTGGTGCTTCTGTTACCATGGGCGAAGTAAATTGGGTAATGGTTGGCAGCGCTAGCTTGCTTGCTGGTATTGTAAGCGTCTTGACTAGCGTCGCTGGTATTCCTGAAGTAAAAGAAGGTGAGTAATATGGCTAAGTGTGGTGGCATTAAGAAAGGCAGCAAGAAAGGTAAAGGAGGAAGTTACAATGGGATATACAAATAGTCCTTTGGTAAGTTATACAAAACTCAGTTCTAATCATTCGGGGCAGAGAACGCATGCAATTGACCGTATTACTCCGCATTGCGTAGTTGGTCAGTGCAGTGTAGAGACACTTGGCAATATTTTTGCTCCAACAAGTAGGCAGGCATCATGCAATTATGGTATTGGTGCTGATGGACGAGTTGGAATGTATTGCGAAGAGAAAAATCGTTCTTGGTGTAGTTCGTCTTATGCGAATGACCAGAGAGCAATTACAATCGAGTGTGCATCTGATACAAATCACCCTTACGCATTCAAAGATGTCGTATATGATAAGCTCATTGAGCTGTGCGTAGATATTTGTAAGCGTAATGGAAAGACTAAGCTGCTTTGGCTTGGTGATAAAGACAAGACATTGGCTTACAATCCGGCTGCAAATGAGATGGTGCTTACAGTTCATCGTTGGTTTGCAAATAAGAGTTGTCCCGGTGATTGGATGTATCAGAGAATGGGTGACCTTGCCGCTAAGGTTACTGCTAAGCTTGGTGGTGCAACTACTATTGAACCTGAGAAACCTGTAAGTGATGGTACATTGTATAGAGTACAAGTTGGAGCATATTCAAAGAGAGAGAATGCAGATAATCAGCTTAAAGCTGTAAAGGCAAAAGGCTTTGATGCATTTATTGTTCAGGTTGATGGATTGTACAAAGTCCAGGTAGGTGCATACAGTGTAAAGGCAAATGCTGAAGCTCAGCTTGCTAAAGTTAAGGCTGCTGGTTTTGATGCATTTATCACCACTAAAGCAGGTACAGCTGTAAGTGCACCAGCATTCAGTCCTTACAAAGTCAGGGTATCAATCAAAGACTTGAATATCAGAAAGGGACCAGGTACCAACTACGCATCCAATGGATTCTGTCCTATTGGTGTTTACACTATCGTTGAGGAATCAAATGGTGCAGGTGCTACTAAGTGGGGCAAACTTAAGAGTGGCGCAGGTTGGGTAAGTCTGGATTACGCAAAACGAGTTTAAGGAGGTAATGGAAGATGGCTAGTGAAGAAGCTAAGGTCATTGAGGCCGAGAATAGTACTGAAGTCTTGACAGCTTTCAACCGTATTCCTTATGCATTGATAAACGCAGAAGTTTCAGGTGCAGCAAAGGACACATTGGACGAGCTGACACAAATCTGCAAATACTATAAAGTGTATAAGAAAGGTGCAAGTTTTACTGTTGAGGGTACGAACGGCGATTATGTGCCTGCCAAGCTTAATTATAAGATGGCCGCGTCCCTTATCAATAAGGAAGCGAGGTTCCTCTTTGCTGAGCCACCTGACATTACGGTTGAGCCGAAAGGCGATGTTGGTAAGATTACCGAAGATGCAAAGAATGCATTGACAGTCATGAACGACTTGGTTAAGACAGTTCTTGATAAGAACAACTTTGAGGAAGCCCTTATCAAGGCAGCTAAGGATTGTTTCATTGGTAAGCGGGTTGCTGGTCTGGTAAACTTCAATGAGGAGGATGGTGTGACAATCACATTCCTTCCTTCTACGCAGTTTATTTATGATACTAAGGTAGGCAACCCGAATATAATAACCAAGTTTGTGTGTTTCATCATTGTAAAGGACAGCATCACATTGAGTGAGAAACGAATCTTCAAAAAGAAGTTCGAGCTTATTGATGATGTGGTGTATCTGGAAGAAGTTCTTTACGATGGAGCCGGCAAGGAATTGGATGTTGTGACTGAATATCAGGAAACTCTGATGCCTATGATTCCGGTAAGTATCTTCATCAATGATGGTTTGTCTGGTGAGGATAAAGGTGAATCTGAAATTGAGATTCTGCAGGATGATGAATCTTGGTACAGCAAGTTGTCCAATGCAGATATTGATGCTCAGAGAAAATCAATGAATCCTACAAAGTTCACTGTGGATATGGAATCAAACTCTACTAAGAGTCTTTCCACTGCAGCTGGTGCTTTTTGGGATTTAGGCTCAGACCAGAACTTGGATAAAGCACATCCACAAGTCGGTTTGCTTGAGCCAAGTATGAACTACAGTGCTTCTCTTGATACTACACTCAAGCGAGTGAAGAAATCAGCTTACAATCAGGTTGACATGCCTGACATTGAAGAGGTGCAAGCTACAATCACAAGTGGTAAGGCACTTAAAGCGATTTACTGGCCGTTGATTGTACGGTGCAAAGAGAAAATGAAGATGTGGGGACCGCAGCTCAGAAATATGGTTGACATTATTTTGCAAGGTGCGATGGTTTATCCAAACTGCATTGAGAAATATACAAATGATGTAATTAGTCCTGTTGCATACGAAATTTCTATTGTTGGTAACCTTCCTATTCCTGAAGATGAGATTGAAGAAAAGAACATGGACTTGGCTGAGGTTGAATCTAAGACTATGAGCCGTAAAGCTTATATGAAGAAGTGGAGAGGTCTTACCGATGATGAGGTTCAAGAGGAACTTGAACAGATTGCACTCGAAAGGCAGATGCTTGAGGAAAGTTCATTTGCAGCTAGTGGTGATACTGAGCCATATCCTTCTGGCGGTAAGAATCCGGAAGAAGAGGTTGAGGATATCGAAGAAGTCAATATAACCGAAGAGTAAGATAAGAAAGGAGGATGCCATAATGGCAGGCAACAAGCTGATATTCAAGAATGCTGAAGAGGCGAGGGATGCTATTATGGCATCTCAGAAAAAAGAGATTGCCAAACTCTACGAAGATTGGGCAGATGAGATTGGTGAGAGAGCTAAATACTACTCTCACAAATCCACTGCGAGTGCTCCAGTGTCTGAGCGATATTACAGAGAATTGCAGAAGCAATTGAGGCAGACAAGTCAGGAAGTTTCCAATGAGATTTACAAGAAGATTAAGTCGAATATTTATACTGTTGCTGATGCAGTTGTGTCAGACAATGTTAAGTGGCTAGAAAGCTTCGGCTTTTCTTCTACTGGTTTGAATGCAGCATTTAGCTATGTGCCACATGAAATTGTACAGAACCTGATAACCGGTCAAATCTATGATAGTGGTTGGAGTTTGAGCTCTAGAATCTGGGGTGATAATGAACAAACGCTTAAAGACATCTATCAGGTTATGGCAAAAGGTCTGGCTGAGAATAAACCTATTTATGAGATTGCTAAGGACCTTGAAGCTTATGTAAGACCAAGTGCCAAGTTGCCTTGGAATTTACGAATGGCTGACGGTAAGAAAATCTACAAAAAGCAGGTTGATTATAATGCTCAGCGATTGGCAAGGACTTTGGTTCAGCATGGCTATCAACAAAGCTTTATCGCAACCACTCAGAAAAATCCGTTCATAACCGAATACATTTGGAGAAGTAATGGAAGTCGAGTATGTAATTTGTGTAAAGCTCGTGATGGTGTTCATTATAAAAAGACAGAACTTCCTATGGACCATCCGAATGGGATGTGTACAATGGAACCTGTTGTGGTTGATAATATAGTCGACCAACTGGCAGACTGGTTCAATAGTCCTGATGGAACATATCCTGAGATTGATGCATTTGCTGGTAACTTCGGTTATGTACCGAATAATAAAATGGCAAATTATGCAAGTTATTTAGCAGATAGTGTAGCTAAACAATTTGTTGAGAAATTTGGAGTGATGCCGAATATTAGTTCTATTAGTGTTGATGCGAGAGATTTTACCGAGCTTATGAGCGGAGCATATGCTTATGTAGAACCATCAAATGGTTCATTGCATATAAATCCTAATATATTCAAAGACGAAGAGACGTTTTATAAGGTTGTAGGAGGTAAGATAAGGGCATACCATCCGAATGCGACGCCGGAATCTATATTAGCGCATGAATATGGGCATGGTATATCGTTAAAGGTAGACGAAAAGAAAATAATTGATAATGCAGTTGCGAGATATGTAGAAAATCATCCAAAGTCTGCAATGGATGCGTTTATTCCTGATTATCAGTATGCAGCAGAGAGCATTAGCCATTATGCTGTTACAACGGAGCATGAGTTGTTTGCTGAAGCTTTTGGCGATGTATATGCTAACGGTGATAAAGCACAAGAATTATCCAAGTGGATAGTGGAAGAAGTTCAGAGGAGTGTGAAATAATGACAACTGAAAAGATTGATTGGCTAGATAGTGGTTATTTTTATCGTGACAAAGAAGGTTGGAAGTATAAGAAAGAAACCCCACCACATTTGATACAGCAATTTGAGAATTTTATGAAAGCACAGTTAAAGCTTTATGACCGTATAGCGCAATAGTTGTTTCAAGCGCATTATTTAGCACATATACAGGTGTTAAGTTGATTACAATGTTTAGTGTTGGCAATGACTTTAAATATAATCCAGATTAATCCAGATAACCCCAGAATGAATTTTAGGATAATACATTATAATTTCTATTATTAACCGGAAAGATTCATTCTGGATTAAATCTGGACCTCTGGAGAATATACATCAAAATGAAGTTTTGGATATACTTGAAATAAGTTCGAAAATAATTCAAATATTTTTCAAAAAGATGTGTACAAGCCAGGAAAAATATGGTATAATATATACAAGTGGTTGTGAGGACCAATTTCCAAGAACAAAATAAGGAGGAACATCCAATGAGTGAAATCAATCGAGAACGAATGTCCTTGATGGTTGAATGTGAGGATTGCAAACAGAAGTTTGAGATTACTTCAGGTGAAGCTGCACATTCGGTAACACACAAGAAAGAGTTCAATGTAAATGGGCAATCAATATTTCTTACGTATTACGATTGTCCTAAGTGTGGCAGACGCCATTACGTCCAGATTGATGACGCAACATCGCTTAATAAACTTAAGGAAGTTTCCAGACAGTTTGTAAAGCTTGCTGTGTTAAAGAAAAAGGACAAAGAAATTTCACAAAAACAATCGGCAAAATTCAAGAAAGCTCGACAGAACCTGTCTGACTACAGGATGAATCTCATGAAAGAATATACCGGTAAGTTGCTGCACGACAACGAAACGGATTCCGACTTTGTGCTGAGGTTTTCGGTATGAGTCAGGAAAAAGCAATAATCGTGTGTGATGAGTGTAAACATGAGTTTTACTTGGATGCCGTGGGAATACATGAGGCTATCGTTGAACTAAACGGTGTGCAGGTTACTTTGGTTTATTTTGCGTGTCCAAAGTGTAATAAGATTTACCGTATATCTATTCAGGATAGACGTTACTATGAATTAGTGGAGGACCTTGAGAAAACAAAGAAGAGGATACGAAGAAACCATGGTAGCAATAATCAGGAAATGGCAAGAATGCTAAATTCTATGGTGTTCAGAAAGAAACAACGTCTTGAAGAATACGTAGATAAAGTGAATAAGATGTTCCCAGGTACGTTTACCTTTGTGGCGTCTGAAAACAATCACAAGGAACAAACTATCAAATATCTACCATGAGAATCATGGAACAGGAGGAAATTAAAATGGCTGAAGAAACAAAGAACAACCTCACCGATGAGGAAATCGAAGAGAACGAGAACGTTGAAGACCAGGACGACAACAAGGGTGATTCTGGAAAGTTAGGTAAAGATGATAAATCTGGTAAGGACAAAGGTGGAGACGATAAGGGCAAGTCTGGTAAGACTTTCACCCAGGAGCAGGTAAACAAGATGATGACCCGTGAAAAGAATCAGGGTCGTAGTGCTGCTCTTAAGGAATTGGGTATTGACCCTAAGGACTCCAAGATGGTTGCAATGGTTAAGGCACTTATCGAAAGCCAGAAGACTGATGAACAGAAGGCTGCTGAAAAGGACGCCGAAAATCAGACCAAAATGAACGAAGCCGAGCAGAGAGCTCAGGTCGCAGAAGCTAAAGCTGAAGCTATGATGTTGGGTGTAAAAACTCAGTATGTAGATGATGTGGTTACTCTTGCACTTGCAAAGATGACCGAGGATTCTGACCTGAAGACTATCATTGGTGAGTTTAAGACTAAGTACCCTGTTTGGTTCGGTGAATCCGAAGACGATGACAAGGGTGGAAAAGACAAAGAAAAAGGTAAGACTGGCCAGAAGGGAACGGGTTCTTCTGTAAAAACTTCTAAGGAAGACAAAGGCAAAGGTGAAGAAAAGAGTCTCGGTGCTCGTCTTGCTGCACAGCGCCGTGGTACTGGTAAAAAGTCCAGCTACTGGGGCAACAACAAATAATATGGAGGTATATAAGAATGCTGAATCGTAGTGGTATTTCTAAGACTACTCTGACTGCAACTAGGCAGATTCTTGCTAATGTTGAGCTTCAGAGTTCTGTTGGTTGTATCGTGCCCAAAGCTCTTGGTGTTGCTGTAGGCTCCAAGACAATCGCAAAAGCAGGTACTCCTATCAAGATTGACCTGATGAATCTTCAGACTGCAGCTGTTAAGGCTGATGGTACTACAGCTCTCAATGCCGTGTTGCTTCACGACGTTGACGTAACTGCTGGCAATGCTAATGGCACTGCCTTGATTTTTGGTTTTGTGAATGTGAATCGTGTGGATTCCGATGTTGCTACTGCAATTACTACTGCAGTTGCCGCAACCGGTGCTTCTAAGCAGATTACGTTCATGAAGGCGTAAGAGAAGGAGGAAATAAGAGATGACTATTTTCGATTTGATGCAGAGTACTGAACTCGTTGCATATTGGGAAGAGCTCACTCAGGACGAAGCTCCGTATCCTTGCGAAGAGCTGTTCCCTGATGATAAGAAGAGAGGCATTTCCCTTAAGTGGATTAAGGGTTCCAAGGGCCTCCCTGTTGTACTTAAGACTTCTGCTTTTGATGTGCATGCGATTCCTCGTGCGCGTATCGGTTTTGATAAGCTCACTGCAGAGATGCCTTACTTCAAGGAGTCTACATACATTGATGAAGAGCTTCGTCAGGAACTTAATCTTGTTCTTGAGACTGGCAATCAGGCTTACATCGATTCCGTTATGAACAAGATTTTTGACGATGAAACTCGTCTGCTTCGTGGCGCTGCTGCTTCCCGCGAGCGTATGCGTATGATGGCACTTACTACCGGTGTTATCTCTATGGCTGCTAATGGTCAGGCATTTACATTTGACTATGGTGTAACTCACAAGGGTAATGCTGCCGTTGCTTGGTCTAACCATGCTACTTCTGACCCGATCGAGGACATCAGAGTTGCAAAGGAAACCATTCAGGATGAGACCGGTGCTACTATTACTCGTGCTATGTGTGATGGTGCTACTTGGAGAGACATTCGTAACAATGAAAAGATTAAGAAGGCAATTTTCGTTCTTACCAATGGTGCCGGTGCTATCTCTGATAAGCAGCTTCGTCAGTATATTATGGATGAGCTTGAAATCGAAGTTGTTGTTAACGATAAGCGTTACAAGGACGAGAATAATGCTACGGCTAAGTTCATGCCTGAGAACACTTTCGTTATGTTCCCTGATGGCGACCTTGGTAATACTTGGTTCGGTACCACTCCTGCAGAGTCTGACCTCATGTCTGGTTCTGTTGCGAATGTATCTATTACCGATACTGGTGTCGCAGTTACTACTGTTCAGAAGGCTGACCCTGTTCAGGTTGAGACTATCGTTTCTATGATTTGTCTGCCTTCCTTCGAAGCTGCCGACCAGGTTTACATCCTTGATACGACTGCCGGGGATTAAGGAGGGTTAAACATGGTTAAGATTACGAATGGTGTAAATGTGTTCGAAGTAACTCGTGGTGCCTTTGACGGGATTTATTCTCGTCAGGGGTATACCATCATGAATGAGAAGGCTGCAAAGGATGTAAAGACTCATGAAGTTCCTAAGGCTCCTGAAAAGACTGAGGATGAGATTTTTGTGGAAGAGATTCTCGAAAAGCCCATTTCTCAGTGGAATAAGGATGAAGTGAAGCGTTTTGCTGGTATCAAGGAGATTGACATCACCGGTACCAGGAACGCCAACGAAGCTAAGGAGATTATCAAGTCCTTCCTCGAAGCTCAGGAACAGGAATAAGAGGTGAACCCCATGACGGATATTGAGAGGATTAAAAAGGAAATACGAGAAGCTCAGTCTCCGTATTTTGATGAAGACGACTTCCAGTACTACCTTGACAAGAATCATGGCAATGTGGATGCTACAATCTATGAGATGCTTATTATTAAGTCTGAAGATTCTACAATCTCCGTCAGTGGTTTGTCCACTCAGGACACTTCAGCTTATTTTAAGCGATTAGCTTCCCGTTACAAACCGTTTAATTCCGGTGAATTGATGGGAGGTTGATGCCATGATTAACACGAGGTTTGAAGCTTACAAATTAAAAAGAGAGTTAAAAAGAAGTGGTATCGATTACGAGTTTCAGAGACTTGGGATAAATGACTTTGGTGAACCTGATGATGAGCCAACTGTAATAGGCAGTCTTAAAGGATTGTATCATGAGCAGAATAGTAATATTGAAATTACTACAGGTGACACAACACGAGTTCGCACAAAGAAGATTCCCATGATACTCTGCTTGTTTGACGATGCCACTTCTTTAGCTTTAAAGATTGATGACTTTCTGTTTATCAACAAGAAAAAGTTCAAGGTGACCGGAATCGTAAACATTCAAGAATGGAGTATCGTTTCGGATATTTCATTGGAGGTGGTTGACGATGGCGTTCAAACTTGATTATAATGGAAGCTCGTTGAAGAAAAATTTGGATAATATGTCCACAAAGCTTGGTGCAGTGATTTTGATGTATTCGGCAACGAAAGCAGCGGAGTTACAATCCAAGATGAAGTTAAACCGACCTTGGACTGATAGAACTGGTATGGCAAAGGCAATGTTGTCTGCCAAAGTTTCTCAGCCCTCTCAGAATATAGTACGAATTACATTAGCTCATGGTGTATCGTATGGTATTTGGTTGGAACTTGCACATGAAAAGAATTATGCAATCATCGCACCGACTATCAGAGAGGAAGGTCCAAGAATTGTTGAGGACTTAGGTGACCTGATGTCGAGATTAAAATTGTGAGGTGATTGATATGATTGACAGTAAGTTTGAGTATGCTGAAAGCAGGTGGCAAGATATTTATCTGCACCTGAAGAAAGCAGGATTTGATGTGTATTCGCCAGGCATTAAAACAGGCGAATGTACGAAAGAGTACTTAGTGGTAAAAAACGATGGTTCATCAAAGCATGCGTCGTTTAGTACTGACAATGACTTCTATGCGGTTATGTGTTATGTGCCACGAAATAAGTATAGTACTTTAGAGCCTTTGGTTCAAAGAGTAAAGGAAGCCATGAAAGGTTTGGAGCCAATGATACTTCCATATGGAACACAGACGTCAAGTTATTATGACGATAGTTTCAAAGCTCACATGGTTAGCATAGAGTATAAGAATTATAAGAAAATAACGAGGAGGTAATGATAATGGCCGTTAAGAAATCTAAAGCTGAAATCGCAACGATTGATGTGTCGTTGGTAACGATTGAAGTTGATGGCAATGAGTTTGGATTTGATACTGCAAGTTCTATTGAAGTTGAGCCTCAGATTAACGAAGAAGATGCAATTACTCTTGTTGTGAAAGGTATTCTTCGAGCTCAGAAACCTGCTGTGTCTACAATCACCGGAAACCAGATTACGTTAACTGATAACGTATTTAATCCTGAGCTTGTTCAGGTTCTTCAGGGCGGTAAGATTAAGTATTGGACTAGTGCAGAACATACAAGCGAAGCTGATACAGATGCCGGTTTTGGTATTTCGTCTTACACTCCGCCTGTTGCTGGTTCTGCAGACAAGGGTAAGGTATTTAAGTTGAATGCTTACTCTGCAAACTACGATGCATCTGGGCAGATTGTTCAGTATGAGAAGATTACATATCCGAACTGCCAGGGTACGCCAGTTGCACTTAACTCTGAAGATGGTGCATTCCGTGCTCCGGAGTATACTATCAACAGTGCTCCTAAGTCTAATGAAGCTCCGTATGTTATTACGTATGTTGATGAGCTTCCTACACTTCAGGATAATTAAGCTAACTTAAATTGAGAATGAATTAAAGAAAGGAAAGCGAGAAAAATGAATGAATATGGAAATAGTGGTCAGTTTACGGGAGGAATGCAGCAGATTCCAGTTGTACCTCAGCAGAGTGTTAGAGCACAGGTGAAGCTTGTAAATGGTGATGAACCGATGAACATTACATCTCTTGCAGATTTGCAGAGTTATGCAGCTGGCACTGTTGTTCGTTTCCCTGACTTTGCGGAAGGTCAGCCTTTTGTAGCTCGTGTTCGTAGACCGAGTATGCTTGTTCTTGCTAAGCAGGGTAAAATTCCAAATAGTTTGCTTTCTGCGGCAAGTGAGCTGTTTGCAAAAGGTGGTGGGGGTATGGACCCCGACAATGCAAATATGCTGAGTGATATGTATGGTATCATGGAGGTAATTGCTAAATCTTGTCTGATTGAGCCTACCTACGATGAAATCATTAGTTCGGGTATGGAACTATCTGACGACCAGATTACTGCGATTTTCAATTATACGCAGAGAGGTGTAAAAGCACTCGAATCCTTTCGTAAAGAGTAAGAACATTCTAAACGTGCTGGGGCTAGCTAATGTCTACAAAGTTAGACCCAGCACGTTGTTAGATTTAACTGACCCTTACACTTCGTATTGTTTTGATGAAGCATGTGCATTTATCATTCAGAAAATGGAGAATAAAGAAGAACCTGTCTTTAGACAGAAGTTCAGCTCGTTTAAAGAAATGTATAAACATTACACGAATAAGTAAGGGAGGTGAGAGCTGTGGCCGTGGATGTTGGTTCAGCTACTGGTTACCTGGACCTTGATATTTCAGGATTTTTAGCCAATCTAAGAACTGCTCAAAGTGAAGCTGATAAAGTAAGCAATAACATGGCAACTAAGGTTGGCAATAACATTACAGGTATTGGGAAAAGCATGACTTCGGTTGGCTCAACTCTCACGAAATCTGTAACAGTTCCTTTGTTAGGTATTGGCACCGCTGGGCTTAAGGTCGCTTCAGATTTTGACTCAGCGATGTCTGGTGTTAAAGCAATTTCTGGAGCTACAGGTGAAGAGTTTGATGCATTAAGAGCTAAAGCAATTGAGCTTGGTGGTAGTACAGCATTTAGTGCAAATGAAGTTGCTGTTGCTATGACAGAAATGGCTAAAGCCGGTTGGGATTCCCAGCAAATTTTAGATGGCATGAGCGGTGTTTTAGATGCCGCAGCTGCTTCAGGTGAAGACCTTGGTACAGTAAGTACTATTGTTGCTGACGCGATGACCGGGTTTGGTATGGAAGCGAAAGAATCTACCAGAGTTGCTGACTTACTTACTCAAGCAGCAAATAGTGGTACAATTGGCATTAACGACCTTGGTGAATCGTTTAAGTATATTGCTCCAGTTGCCGGTTCAATGGGCTTAAGCATTGAAGATGTAACAACAGCATTGTCTGCTATGTCTCAGTCTGGTATTAAGGGCTCTCAAGCGGGTACTTCTTTAAGAGGTGTGCTTACAAGAATGGTTAAGCCTACTGACGATGTGGCAGCAGCAATGGACGAGCTTGGAATTGTACTTACAAATTCTGATGGTTCGTTTAAGAGTTTAGACCAAATCCTTTCAGAAATGAGAGGAAGTTTCAGCGGTTTAACTGACGAGCAGAAAACGTATTATGCAGCAACGTTGGCAGGACAGGAAGGTATGTCAGGTCTGTTGTCTTTGTTGAATATGTCTCAAGAGGAATATGATGAAATTGCTGCAAGCATGGATAATGCCGGCGGTGTTGCGAAAGAAACTGCTGAAATAATGAGAGATAATTTGTCGGCTGATGTTGAAGAACTCATGGGTTCTTTGGAAAGCTTAGCGATTACGCTGGCGTCGTTGATTGTTCCTGCTTTAAGAGACTTTGTTCAGTGGCTTACGCAGTTAATTAACAAGTTCACAGCTCTTAGCCCAGAGACTCAGAAAACGATTCTTACGATTGCAGGTATTGCAGCAGCTATTGGCCCTGTGATTCTTGTAATTGGTAAGCTTGTTACAGCAGTTGGTAGCGTTGTCACTGCGTTTGGTAAAATAAAAGCGGCGATTCCAGCAATCAAAGCGGGATTTGTTGCAATAAAAGGTGCGATAGCAGGAATAAGTGCTCCAGTTGTAGCGGTGGTTGCAGTTATCGCTACGTTGGTGGCTGCGTTTAAGCATTTGTGGGATACGAATGAAGAGTTTAGAAACAATATCATTGGTATTTGGAATGAGATAAAGGATACGCTTAGTGGTTTCTTTGACGGTATAGTTGAGAGACTGAATGCTTTAGGTTTTGATTTTGAAAATATCATGGATGTACTTAAAGCAGCATGGGATGCATTCTGTAGTTTGCTTGCTCCTGTGTTTGAAGGCGTATTTCAAAACATTTCGAATATTTTGAAAACAGTAACCGGAGTGCTTACAGGCATTCTTGATGTATTTATTGGATTATTTACAGGAAACTGGGACCAGTTCTTACAGGGTATCAAAGGAATATTTGAGAGTATCTGGAACGGTATTGTATCGTTTGTTCAGAATATTTGGAACACTATCATCGGTTTGTTAGATGCATTCTTGAATTTGTTTGGTACGAATATTGAGAATGTAATGACAAGTATAAGCAATTTTTTCCAGTCCATTTGGAATGGTATCAAGAGTTTCTTTGGTAATCTTTGGGAGAATTTGAAGAGTATCGTATCTACAGCCATTAAGGCGATTCAAAATACGATTACGAATATCTTGAATGCGATTGTAACATTCTGGAAGAATATCTGGAATGGTATCAAGACTTTTGCAAGCACCGTTTGGAATAGTATTAAGTCTGTAATTACATCGACGTTCAATGCAATTAAAGGCACAATTGAGAATATTCTGAATGGAATCAGTACGACTTGGTCAAATATTTGGAATGGTATCAAGAGTGCTGTATCAACCATTTGGAATGGAATTAAGTCAGTAGTATCTGGAGCAATTAACTCTGTAAAGAGCACAATTCAGTCGATTCTTGGAACGATTCAGAATGTATGGTCAAATGGTTGGAATACTGTTAAGAATACGTTGAATAATGCTTGGGAAGGTATTAAGACTGGTGTTTCTAATGGTATCAATAACGTATTGTCATTTATTCGAGAACTGCCTGGAAAGATTGTAAGTGCTTTAGGTAATACAGGAAGCTTGCTTGTAAATGCAGGTAAGTCAATTATCAATGGTTTCTTGGACGGTTTGAAATCTGCTTGGGATAATGTAACCGGATGGATTGGTGGTATTGGCGACTGGATTGCCGAGCACAAAGGTCCTGAAGATTACGATAAAAAGTTGCTTGTTCCTGCTGGTAACTGGATTATGGAAGGTTTAGGTAAGGGATTAGGTGAAGGTTTCGAAGGAGTCAAGGACCAAGTATTTGGTATAGGTAATGACATTGTGAATAGTTTTGATGTAAGTGAAATTCCAGTTGGATTTGAACTTGAAACAACGAAGTTGCCTGAAGCCGGAGTCAAAACGTTTAAAGATACGATTAAGTCTATTTATAATGATGTTGCATTGTGGTTTGAGTCTATTGAAGCTCGAATTAACGGTTCAATTCAGAGAATGACAGAGTCACTTGCAGATTTAATTAGTCAAGGAAGATTGATTGTAAATTCTGATGGTACGCTTGGTTATATTGGCTACAATGGATTTACAAGAATGCCGACGTTCAATGACGATAATCGTTATTGTGGAAATAATAGGGATGACAGAGGTGGCGGTGATACGTTTATCTTTAATAGTCCTAAGGCAATTGATGAAATTGAAGCTGCAAGACAGATGAAACAGACTAAACGTGACATTGCAGAAGGATTTTAGAAAGGAGTGGTAAAATGGTCGAAGGAATTAAACTTCAGAATGTTGAGACCAGAGCTGTATTAACTCTGGATATGATATCGACTCCTGATTATGTGCTAAATTCTGTAGACTGGGGTTCTGTTGAAAGTACTCACCACTCCTATAAGTATGTGAATCAGATTGGTGTGTATGTAACAGGTACCAGTTTGGAAACTCGACAGGTTGAAATTATTGGCTGGGTGATTGGAGACAACGAAGCAACGATGACGCAAAGGAAATCAATATTGAATCGTTTCTTCAATCCTCAGCAAGCTGTCGATTTGTTTTATAAGAACTATGTGCTAAGGTTTTTGCCGAATACATCAGTTAGGTATTCAACGGCTGTAGCCGAGAACAATGAAGTTGTTTGTAAGTTTAGTGTTATTGGTTACTGTCCTAACCCATTATTCGGAGAAGAAACCGAAAATAAGATTGCAGCAGCAAGCACAATTCCAAAGTTTCATTTTCCACTGATTATTTCGCAGACGCCTAACCCTCCAGGAGGAATCATCTTTGGTTTAAGACAGCCAAGTTTGATTGTAGCTATTGAGAATAGTGGAGCTGTTGCTATAGGCATGCGTATCGTGTTTAAAGCGATTGGCACCTTGTCTGGGCCGAGCTTAATAAATGTTGATACGCAGAAATATTTTAAAGTGAATAAAGAGATGACTGCCGGTGAGGAAATCGTTATTGATACAATCATTGGTCAGAAGAAAATTGAGGGAACGCTAAATGGTTTGACATCGAACTACTTTAAGTATCGAGACCTTGATAGTGAGTGGTTGCAGTTGCAAGTTGGTACGAATCTATTTAGATATGATGCAGACCAAAACATTGAAAATCTTGAAGTATATATCTACTTCAGCAATAAGTATTTGGAGGTGCAAGAGTGTTATTAGAAAAGCAAATTCAGATATTGGTGTTTGAAGTAAATGATACGACATTTGATAGTATTGGTGAAGTTAACCAGTATGAAAGTTTGATTTGGCCCGATAAGTTTAATGGATTTGGTACTTTTGAATTATGGGCACCAATTACTGATGAAAATTCGCAATATTTCAAGAAAGGGAATATACTTTGGTGTGGAGGAGATAATGCAGCAGTTGTTGAGATTGTTAAGTCTGAAATAGATGAAAACGGAACGAAGACATACAATGTTAAAGGACGTACTCTTGAAATGTTATTGACGACTCGAATTATTTGGGGAACATATAACGCAGTAAATAAAGATGCGTCTACTGCAATGTATGAAATCGTAAATCAGAACTGTGTAAACCCTTCAAATGCTAATCGTAAAATTCCATATTTGAAATTGGCAGAAGATTTGAAGTTTGGTGGTAAAATCACGTACCAGAAAACTGGTGGTGAAGTTTATGATTCGTTAAGTACGATTGCAAGTACATATGACCTTGGGTTTAATGTTCTATTTAGGCCAAAAACGAAAGAATTGATTTTTGAAGTAGTTGAAGGCGTAGACAGGACGGTTGAACAAAGTACAAATGACCCGGTTGAGTTTAGTACCGAGCTTGAAGACTTGCTTTCGAGCTCTTATTATACTAATGACCAGGATGTTAAGAACGTTGCCTTTGTTCAAGGGGAAGGAAGTGGAAGTTCAAGAAAATCTGTAACTTCAGGTGAAGCAGATTCAAAAGGCTTTGGAAGAAGGGAATTGTATGTCGATGCAAGAGACCTTCAATCGACATCAGTTGATGAGAATGGTGAAGAGCAGAATTTATCTCCAACAGAGTATACACAAGTGTTAACTCAAAGAGGAGATGATAAACTGTCTGAGTGTAAAACAACGGAAACGTTTGAAGCACAGATTCGAGTATTTGGTGATGTTCAGTATGAATTTGGAGTTGACTACAAAAAGGGCGATAAGGTTACTGTTCGTGATGAACAGCTTAATGTTGTTGTATCAGCTCGAATTACTGAAGTTCAAGAAGAATTTGATGATGAATATGCTTTGGTATTAACGTTTGGGTATTCGTATCCGACGATAATGCAAAAAGTGAAGCAGCAAATATCTTAGGAGGTGAGGTAAATTGGAACGCTGTGGATTTTTTGATGCGAATCTTGTAGGCGAAGAATATGATAGAGTCTATTTGGCAGCTCAATTCGCAGCTTATTTTGCAAGCTTCATTGGAAATGGAGTTTATGCAGAACATTCAAATCAGTTGCAAGTTGTAGCAATGCCTACACCTCAAATGCAGGTTGGTGTTGAAAAGGGACAGGGTTGGATTAACGGATATTGGTATGAAAATACAGATACGATGTATTTACCAATTGAAGTTGCTGATGGTGTTTTGAATCGAATTGATTCAATTGTATTGCGACTTGGTTTTGCTGAACGTAATATGTGGTTGATGGTGAAGAAAGGAACACCAGCTGTAAGTCCAACTGCTCCTGAGGTGACAAGAACCGCAGACTATTATGACTTGCAGTTGGCCACGGTTAGTATTCCTGCCAGCTCAATTAGAATTACTCAAGCACAGATTCAAGATACAAGAATGAATCAAGATGTTTGTGGCTGGGTAACAGGTGTGGTTGAACAGCTTGATACGACAACTTTGTTTAATCAGTTTGAGACGTATTTTCAAGAATTTAAAGAGAATAATCAAGCTGATTATGAAGAGTGGACTGAAACACAAAAGCAAGCTTGGCTTTCATGGGTTTCTGGGCAAGAAACAGATTTTACTGATTGGACGGATGAGCAGAAAGAGGAATATGAAACGTGGTATGCGACACACATCGATCAGTGGCAATCTGATTTTGATACCTGGTTTGAAAACATTAAAGGTCAGCTTGGCGAAGACGCTGCAGGAAATTTGCAGAATCAAATTGATGAGCATGAAGCAAGACTGAATAACCTTGAAATGATGTTACTTGCTACTGGTATGCTTTTTGCAGCTAATGAAATTTCGTCCGGTGAGTGTTTAATAACGAATGACGATTATGTGTTGTTGTTCCAGTGGCCAATTTGTCAGTGTTAAGTTTAACAAAATATAAACAATAAATAAATGAATAAGGAGGAAAATATAATGAGTGTACTTTCTGTACAAACTAAAAAGATTCCTGAGCTGCAAGCAGCCACGGGTCTTGTTGAAAGTGACATGATTGTTGTTGAGCTTGCAGATGGTGGCACAAGGAAGATGACATACGGTGATTTTATCACTGCAATTAAGGCTTCGTTGGAATATCCTGATGAAGCAATGCTTAGTGTTGCAGATGTTGTTAACATTCAGACGAATGATGAAACAAAGATTCCTACAGCTAAGCTTGTATATGATATGTATCAGGCTGATGCTGTAATGCGTAGAGAAATGGATTGTTTGAATGGTATCAAAGAAAAAGGTAACCTTATTGACATTGATACGTTGATGGGTTATGTAAAAGCCGGAGAGCATCACAAATATGCTATTGGTGATTATTTCGAAGATAACGGTGTTCAGTGGGCGGTTGCGGCACGTAACTGGTACCCTGCGTGGGCATTTGGTGATAGTGTTTCAAGACCTGAGCATATTGTGTGTATGCCTGTTGATTTTCTTGCAACATCATATCAGTTCAATACATCTAATACTAATACCGGCGGTTATGCTGGAAGTTTGATGCCTGCAAATATGGAAACTGAGTTTGGTAAGCTTGGTTCAAAAGTTAAGGCTTATTGTAAGCAGACCCGTATTTATGAGAACAATAAAGGCGCTTGGGCTGCAGCAATGAGAAACATGAGACTTCCTACTATTGTTGAGGTAATCGGAAATCAGGGCTGGGCAAATGAAGGATATTCTGGTGGTGTATGCAGTCAGTTACCTTTGTGTCAGAATTCTCTTTTCAGGATTCGTTCTACGTGGTATTGGTGTTTAGACCCTTCTTCTGCAAGCACCGCGTACTTTTGCGATGTCGACACCGGCGGCGGTAGCGGCACCGCCCACGCCTCCAACTCTGGGCGGGTTCGCCCGCTAATCGTTCTTGCTTAATCATCAATCGTGGCGGCGAAAGCCGACACATAATGATTCGAAGGAGGAACTAACGTGAGTGTACCAAAATGGAGAAGGTCTGGTTCTAAATTGGACGCATTTTATGAAGCTGTTAAGTTACGACATATCGTGACACAGATGATAATGCGCTCATACGGAATGAAGACAAAGCACAAAAGTTTAATTCCTGATAGACTTAGGGATAAATATTCTGACCTTGCAAAATTGTTTGAGAAAATTGATAAGTATCAAACAAAGGTTGAGGAAACTAAAGTGCTTAGTAAGTATGATGACTGGATAGTTTCACGAACGAGGAATAATCTTTTTAAGTATACATCAAATTTGGTTGCTCATATCTCTGCAGCCAATGAGATTAAGTGCACGCTTGATTTTGAGTTTAAGAAGAGAATTTCACTTGAAGATGAAGCTATAAGTGATATTGCTAATATTAGACAGGAAGTTCAATTTGTTGAAGAGTTCTTTGACATTGATTTGAATAAGTATATGGAGTACTCTGAGCAATTGGAGAAAACTAAGAACTATTTGTATCGATGGAAAAAGTCAACTGTGAATGAGTATAAGAAGCTCTTAGAAGAACAAAGCAACGGAAACGGAGGATAAGGGGCCGTTATACCGTGTGTAGGTTATGTGCTGCCGCACCACGAACTTTTGCAATGTCAACAACAACGGCAATAGCAACAACAACAACGCCTCCAACTCTGGGCGGGTTCGCCCGATATCGTATTGATTTGCTAAATGTAGGCAAGAACGACCGATTAAAATCAAGAACGATAGGAGCACATGACCTTGGCGATTGAGCCTAAAGTGTTTGGTTGATGTGTTTTAGTGCTTGGGCAAAGAAAAGGCTACACTAAGTAACACTATAAACGGCCAAAATATTTTTATTATGAGCGACTATGAAAAGATAGCTGATGCTAATAATTTGATGAGGTCAGGTAAGAGATGTATGAAGGAAATTTCATGGAAATATTCTACACAAAACTTTTACCTTGACCGAATCAATCGCGTAAGAATCGCAAAAGAACGATTGGAATCGATGGATAGAATGTCTGATGGTTTTACTGTGTTTAAGATAAATGAACGTGGTAAGATTAGGAATATTCGTTCTGTTCATATAAATGAGCGAATGGTTCAAAAGACTCAGTCTGATGTTTCATTGATTCCGAATATAAGACCTCGTTTGATTTATGATAACTACGCATCGTTGGAACAAAGGGGAATATCACAAGCATTTGATAGGCTCAAAGTTCATTTACAACGATACTACAGAACTCATGGAACAAACGTTGGTTATATTGCAATGGCTGATTTGCATGCATACTTCGATAGTATAAACCACGATTGCGTATATGAGCAATGCAAGAAAGTTCTCGGGCACGATCCGAAGAATCTGTATTTGCTTATGGACTTTGTGGATGCTTTTGGTGATAAATCACTTGGTTTAGGTAGTCAGGTATCTCAAATACTTGCAATCTTTTATCCAAACGAAATTGACCACTTTATCAAGGAGCAATTGAAGATAAAGGGTTATGGTCGATACATGGATGATTTTTACATGATTCATGAGGATAAAGAATATCTCGCCGAGTGTTTACAGCTTGCTGAAGGAATGTA